AAAACAAAAAAGGCCATGCTTGAACAGCATAGCCCTGCGCTAAGAGATGATTTTAACAATGGCCGAAAATCCGTCAAGCACAAAATCGCAAGCTAAACAGATACAACGACTTATAAGCCAATCAGTCAAACACACAAATTTCAATTACAGGTGTGTCGCCACCAAATTCAAAGCAGACAAGTGGGCTGTAAGGCAAGACAAAGTATGGCGTCGATGCAGGGACGAATGGTCTGTAGAGGCGTTCAAAGAAGCACGGCAGCGGTACTGGAAATGGAACCAGTTTCAACAGCGGCAGTTCATTGAACAGATGGAGAAGGCGCATGAGCGACGTTAATGGACTACATGATCTGTTCCTAACAGCAGCCGAAACAGACAGGCGCATGCCGCCGGCCATGCGAAAGCAGAAGCTGTCGTCCTGGCCAGACTATCCGCTGGACTGGCATGGCTATGGCTGGACACAGGAAGGTGAGACAATTCTTAAGCCTACCAGCAGACAGATCACAGACTATGATCGGGCCATGCAGCTAACGATTCTGATGGATCAGGATGATCGCAAGCTGGTCTGGGCTGTCGCGCACAGTGCTGCCTTCAAGGCAAGAGGTGCGCCGTGGACACGCCTTGCCAGGATGTTGCAGCTAGGCACGGATGGCAGGGTGGTAAAGCGCAGATACATGGATGCGTTAATGCGCTTGCACTACAGGGCAAGGGCGTATCGATATGAGGTCTGATGCAACTTGATTGATTTTTTATGACAATGGTGTTGCCAAAGGCACGAAATCTGGTATCGTTTCGATATGCTGGCGCAAGATATGGTTGCAAGGTGCAACCTGACGCAACCAGCGCAACCAATCAGGACATGAAATGCGGAAGTATCAGCCGTCACAAGTTGACTGGCCTGCTATTAGAGCGCGTATAGAAGCCGGTGAGGGCTACACTAGCGTGGCCAAGGACTTTGAGGTCACAAGGCAGGCCATACAGAAGCGCTGCAACCGTGAAGAGTGGCTAAAGGGCAAGGACCGCACCATTGCTGTGCGCCGTGAGTTGCACAAGCGCAACCAAATGCTGGCGAATGCAACCGCGCAACCTGACGGGCAACCGCAACTGGTTGCAGGGGCGCAACCATCGCAACCTGTGATGCTAAGAGATGACAAACGCAGGGCAATCGTTGAGATGCTTGGTGAAGGCGTGCCAAAGGTTCACGCTGCCGCTATCGCTGGTGTGAGCGAGGCCACGCTTCATAGGTGGGTGAACGAGGACGAAAAGTTTAAGAGCGAGGTACGCGCAGCAGAAAGCGCGGCTGTCGCTCTCAGGGTGCGCCGGATCGGAAAAGCCGGTGAAAAGGACTGGCGTGCCGATAGCTGGTATCTAGAACGCACACAGAGGGCTGAGTTTGGCTCTGACAGCCAGAAAGGTGGCGGTGTAGCGGTCCAGATCAACATCGAGCGTGGCGGCGATACAGAGGTGATTGACGTTACGCCTAGCAGCTAAACTGGACTGCATCTGGACTGGGCATTGGCCAGCTACCAGCAAAGCGTTGCAGGCTCTGCGTTACAGGACACAAGACCACCGGACTACTAAGCCGGTTCGGATTTATACGGCCCCCGTGGCATGCCCCCAGGCCAGCCGTCGCGCGGCGACGAAGGCGATATATAAACACGCCCGCTTCTACAAAATCACAGGGTTTCAGGTTGCATGGCAGAGAGTTTCGCGCGGCGCATGATGGCGCAGCGGCTAATGACAGATGCGCGTGCAACGCCGTTCAGCGACAGTGCTGGCTTTGGCGGGCGTTCGACGCCTGACAGTTTGATCAGGGCCGTGCCTGATGCTGTCGATGCGTCCTTGGCAAATGAGGCGGCTGATCTGGGGCGTGTGGCCTATGGCGGTGCTGCGATGGGATCGTTGTTCTTGCCGGGTGCTGGCGTGACAGATGTGTTTGGCTATGCGCCTGATCCGTTCAATCAGGGCGAGTATTTGCCCAGCTTTGGCGAGAATGTTGCCCAGGGCAATTATTTAGATGCGTTGATGCAGACTGGCGGCGTTGCTGGTGATGTTGCGATGGCGGCTGGTGCTGTATTCCCGCCTGCCTTGCCTGCTGCGACTATGCTTGGGACTGCATTAAAGGCACCACGGGCAGCTAGGGTTGCCAGCGCTGCTGATGTTGTAGACACGGTGGTCGATGCAGATGAAATGAAGACGGTGCTTGATTTGCGTGCAGATCAAATGCAGTTGCCGCCCAAAGACAGGCTACAGCCGTCTGGTGAAGCGCCGATATTTGATATCCAAAGTGTCCCAGGCCAGAATCGCAGTCCGTATGAGCGAAATTTGCCGGTTCAACAAGAAACGCCCGTGCCTCGCGCCCCAGAAGGGGCAAAGCTGCCACTGAACAATCGTGGCGCGGCTGTTATTGAAAGGTCTGACCAGATTGCCGACGTTTTGGCTGACAGGGCGCGTCCGTTTGTTGGCACAAATGTGCAATATTTTTATCACACAGGGCCGTTGATTGAAAAAGCTGTTGCTTTGGGGATACCTGAAGAGACAGCCAGGCAGCAGCTTAAAAAGTTCGCTTTGAACTACGCAGCCACAAGCCCTAGGACGATGACAGAGCAAAATTTGCGGAATGCTTCACTCGTATCCGCGAAACAACAGCGCGGGATTGAGTTGACTGACATGGTTGGCCCTGGCGGTGAGGGGGTCAATGAAAAGGGTTATCCGATGATGATAAACCCTGGCGGCATACACAAAAAACTGGTCGATGAAGCCGCTGGAGATGGGCTGAACTTTAACACCAATCCAAAGCCAGCAACATTTGCTGAAAATGTAAGCGGCAATCTGGCTGGTGTGACTGCTGACACCCACGCCATTCGGGCCGTATTTGACGCCATGAATGAAATTGAGCCTGGTTCAATTCCCATTGAATTTATTGGCGGCAAAAATGCCAAGGCCACCAAGGAGATGCGTGAGCAATATTTGGCCGACCCGTCAAGCCTTGATCCGGCGACAATGATCAATGATACCTTGGCGACACAAAAAATTGCCGGTGAATCTGTTCAAACAGAATACGCGATATTCTCTGACATTTACAAAAAAGTTGCAGAGCGACTGGGTGTTCAGCCTGCCGAAGCCCAATCACTTAGTTGGTTCGCCAATGGTGACAAAACGGGACTAGCTTCAGAGCCAAAAACGATTGTTGAGTTGATTGACGAGCGTGTTGATGTGACAGCGCAGGCGCTAAATCAATCAAAAGACGAGGTTTTCAAAAAGTTTATGCAGGGCAGCATACCGTTGCTGTCGGTAGGTGGCCTGACTTTGCTTGATACAGGCGCAATGCAGCAAGCTGCATCAGGCGAAAGTGACGGCGGGTCGATCTTACCAGATGCAGGCGTGCTGTAGTGGCCCAGAAAACGATCAAGCTGGACTACACGCCGCAACCAAAGCAGGCGTTGCTGCATAAGTGCCGTGCCAAACAGATATTGTTCGGCGGGGCTGCTGGCGGCGGCAAGTCGCATAGTGGGCGCTGGGACATCATCGGCTTTTGCTTGGAGAACCCCGGCTTGCAGGCGTTCATCTTCAGGCGTTCATTGCCTGAACTTGATAGCAACCACATACAGCCGTTGAAGAAGGAAATGCCGTCAGAGCTTGGCACCTTTAATGAAACGCGCAAACGATACGAGTTTTATAACGGCAGCACGATCCAGTTTCAGTATCTGGAGCGCGACAGTGATTGTGATAGGATCCAGGGAACAGAGATACATATAGCGCTGGTTGATGAGGCGGGTCAGATGACGCCCTATCAGCTTGGCTATATCAAGTCGCGTATGCGTCTAGGCAACTTTCAGGCCAAGCAAGCAGAGTTTCTGCCGCGCTTGGTGATGACGGCCAACCCCGGCGGTCAGAGCCATAATTTCTTGAAGGCGCTGTATATCGATCCGGCACCGGCTGAGAGTTATTTTTACGACCACACCATGCGTGATCCTAATAATGCCGCCGACAAGGGCTGGTTGACGATGTACATACCGGCCAAGATGGCCGACAACAAATATATTGACCCGTCATATGCCTCTAGTTTTAGCGCCTTGCCTGAAGAGTTGGGCCGCGCCCTGCGTGAAGGCGACTGGGATTTGGTCGTTGGCAGCTTCTTTGGCGATGTGTGGAAACGCGATCTGCATGTGATCAGGCCGTTTGATATTCCTGAACACTGGACACGGTTCAGGTCATTCGACTGGGGCAGCGCATCACCTTTTTCCGTGGGGTGGTGGGCTGTCGCAGACGATCACGATGAGTTCCCTGATGGCGCATTGATTCGCTACCGTGAATGGTATGGGT